GATATTGAATTTCCAACAGCAACAGCAAACTACGGAACAGTAATCGCTGTAGCAGTTATGGACGCATTAACTGGTGGTAATCAACTAGCGTATGCAGGTCTTACTACAGATAAAACTATCGAAACTGGTGATGTATTTAGAATCCCTGCTGGTGATTTAGATATTACACTAGACTAATAAATGTCAGTTTACGGCAGTTGGTATTATGGTCGTCTAGCATACAGCGATGGCGAACTAGCAGATGGTTCTGCTACAGTATCAGCAAGTTCAACTACTTCTTCTAATTCTACTGCTAATGGTAGTAGGATAAGAGAGAGTGATGCTTCTGTTACAAATAATGCTACGATAACTGCTAATGCAAATATTATTGTAAATGCTACGCCAAATACAATAAGTGCAAGTGCTACTGTTTCATCAGATTGCGAAAGAGCAAGGTTTGGTGAATCAGCAGTATCAACTAATTCTACATTTAGTTCAAATGGCGAAAGAGTTAGAGAAAGTGCAAGTACAGGAACTGCAACTGCCGTTGCTACCATTCAAGCAACGAGAATCAGAGAAAGTGATGCTTCCCTTACATCAACTGCAACAACTACTTGTGATGCTGAAACAGTAATAGATACTAATCCAGATACGATTAGTGCTACATCTACTACTACAGCAAACTCTACTGCCAACGGAACTAGAATTAGAACATCTGGTGCAATAGTATCATCTACCACTACTACCGCAACATTAGGTCAAAGAGTAGGTGAATCAAGTGCAACAATAGTATCTACAACAACAGTATCTACAACTCTATCTGCAATAAGAGTAAGAGAAACAGACTCTGCTGTAAGTTCTACTTCTACATTAAGTCCTGCTACTACAATAGAAAGAGTTAGAGAAAGTGGTAGTGCAGTATCAGTAACGACAACTAATGCGTTTAGTGGTAGAGAGAAATGGGAAGTAATAGATAGAGCATCAGACACTTGGACATTAATAGCAGAATCAAGTGATACATGGACGGAGATAGCGGCATGAGTTTAATACCATTACAAATACCACCAGGTTTTCATAGAAACGGAACTGATTACGAAAGTGCTAATAGATGGCGAGATGGTAATTTTGTTCGTTGGCATCAGAACTCTTTAAGACCAGTAGGCGGTTGGACAGATAAAACGACAACTAATGATACTATTACTGGTAAAGCAAGAGGTATGTTTGGTTGGAGAGATAATGACCTAGATGGTTATATTGCTATTGGAACAGAATCTAATTTATATTACATGACACCAGGCGGTGCTGTTTACGATATTACACCAAGTGGTTTTACTTCTGGTAATGCTAGTGCAGTAGTTATTACTGGTTATGGTGGTTCTTACTATGGAACTGGTTATTATGGAACTAAAAGAGCAGATGCAGGTGTTTATTCACTAGCAACTACTTGGGCATTAGATAACTGGGGTGAGAATTTACTAGGTTGCACAGCAGATGATGGCAAGATATATGAGTGGACTTTAGACACAGCAGTTTTACCTACAGCACTTACTAATGCACCAGTCGATAATAGAAGTATGCTTGTTACCGAAGAAAGATTTGTTTTTGCTTTAGGGGCAGGTGGTAATCCAAGAAAAATACAATGGTCTGACCAAGAAGATAATACAACTTGGACTGCAAGTGCTACCAATCAAGCAGGTGATATAGAACTACAAACAACTGGTTCTGTAATGTGCGGTGTTAAAGTTAGAGGTAGAACATTAATCTTAACTGATGCAGATGCTCATATAGCAACTTATCAAGGTGCACCATTTGTTTATGGTTTTGAAAGAGTAGGTACATCTTGTGGTATTGCATCTCAAAAAGGTGTAATTGCAGTAGATGAGGGTGCATACTGGATTGGTGAAAAATCGTTTTTCTACTTTAATGGTTCAGTAGCAACAGAATTGCCTTGCGAAGTATCAGACTATGTATTTGCTGATGTTAACTCAGACCAAATAAGTAAATCGTATGCAGTTCATAATAGTGAATTTAATGAAATATGGTGGTTCTTTCCTGCCGCAGCATCTAATGAGAACTCTAAATATGTTGCTTATGACTATGTAGAAAGAAACTGGTCTATTGGAACTATAGAAAGAACAGCAGGTATTGATGTTGGTGTTTACACATCACCACTATGGATTGATGCTAGTAATGACCTATATAATCACGAAACTGGTTGGACACATGGCACAGAAACACCTTATGTAGAAACAGCACCTATTAGTCTTGGTGTTGGCGACCAATTAATGAGAGTTAATAAATTAATACCAGATGAAGGCACACAAGGTGAAGTGCAAGTTAAGTTTAAGACTAGAAACTATCCCAATGCAAGTGAAACCACGCATGGTGCTTTTACTATGGCAAATCCTACTAATGTAAGATTTCAAGGTAGGCAAATTAGAATGAGAATAGAAGGTGTTGCTAATGCAGACTGGAGAGCAGGTATTATGCGGATAGATGCAAGACCAGGCAGTCGTAGATGAGCGGACAAATACCACCACCACCATTTGGAACATTCCAACAATGGGGTGAAAGACTTAATTCGTTTATTACTTCTACAAAAGACTTATTAACATTCTTTACAAGTAATGCTTCTGCATATCGTAATGGTGTTTTATTATGGGACGATAGTAATAAATATCCAGTAGTGTCAAAAGATGGAGTATGGACACCTCTCGGACTTGGCGGTGGAACTAACTCTGGTAGTTATGGTATGTTTTATGATACAACTAACCAAACTGCTACGGATGTTGATACTCCGTATGGAATTACTTGGAACAGCACAGCGTATAGCAATAATATCTCTATAGATGGAACAGATGCTTCTAAATTAAACTTTACTAAAAGTGGTACTTACCAAGTTTTATTCTCTGCAACTATACATAGTGAAAATGCTAGTGCTAAACATATTTATTTCTTTCCAAGAATAGACGGAACAGATATTGATGGTTCTACAATGATGCACTCTTTAGATACTAACAATAATCGTAAAGTGGTAACTAGAGGTGGTATATTTCAAATAGATGCAGGTAGTTATCTACAAGCAATGTGGGCAACAGATGATACAGATTTAGATATGCACCCAGTAACTGGATTAAGTTTTGCACCAGATATACCAAGTGCTACAATAACAATAACAGAAGTATCTACATGAATATAACAGAAGAACTACTTAGGTGTAAGAAGTGGATAGAGGCAGCACTTAGTAAGGGTGGTGATACTCATTCTTTTGTTGATATATGTGATAGTGTTATTAAAGGCACTATGCAACTATGGGTAGGTGAGAAGGGATGTGCAGTAACAGAGATTGTTGTATATCCTAACAAGAAAGTTTTGCATGTATTCCTTGCTGGTGGTAAGATGGAACAAATTACCGATATGCATGATGATGCTGTAAAATGGGCAAAAGAGCAAGGTTGCGTTGGAATGACTATTTCTGGACGCAAAGGTTGGCAAAAAGTTTTAAGCGAGAAGGGGTGGAAACCTCAACAATTAGTATTAGGTAAGGAGTTTTAGTATGAGTGGCGGTAAAGGTGGCGGTAGTTCTTCAAGCACAGAAATACCTGCTTGGATTAAAGAACCTGCTCAAAGAAACATTCAAAGAGCAGAAGATATACAAAAGATAGGTTACATGCCTTATTATGGTCCAGATGTTGCGGCATTAACACCAATGCAACAAATGGGTATGCAACAAAATGTAGGTGCGGCACAAGCATTTGGTTTAGCACCACAAGGTAATATTGATGTTATGGCAGGTATGCCTAAAGCAGAAACATATCAAGGTGGAGTGCAAGGTTACTCTGCAGCACCATTATATGAACAAGCGTTAAGCGAAGTAAGTCAAAGACAACCTACATTTATGGAACGCTATAACAAACTATACGAGTAGGAGTAGAGTATGTCAGGACCAGGAAATATACAGACTACACCCCCAAATGCACCTTCACCAATACAAGCAGTTGGACAAGCAACACAAAATTTAGCGACCAATATTACAAAACCAGGATACAATCCAACATTTAGTAATATAACACCTATGCCTACTATAGGTGCAGGTGGTGGTAAGGGCGGACAACCAACAGTCCAACCTATAGCACAAGGTCAAACACTAAATACTAATCAATTAATTACTCCAAATGGACAACCAGCACCAACTGGTGGTGTAGTAGCAAAACCTTACATACCTACACCATTTCAAGGTGGTGTT